TTTTTTAACCTGCCTAGTATAAAGTGAAATTTATTTCAATTATATCAAATCTCAGTATTTGTATAGACTACATTACGCCGATAGACCAACGTAGTCTGCATTCTATAGTATTGCCCGTCTACGCCGAACTCTCGCGAGCTGATTTCACCCTTGAAATGAATGTCTGTGCTGATCCGTTTAAACCTGAAAAGGTTGTGTACTTCTTGTATCAAAGTTTTTGCGGAAACGTCACCAGCGTTCGCAGGAGTGAAAATATCAACAACGAAAAGCCCGCTATTTTGAAAGTTTGCTTGCGTGCCCATGCTTGTCTGGATTTCGTTACCTGGCAAAACATTGATTTGAATATACGCCTGATTCGCTGGCGGAGTGAAATCTACGTTACTTCCCACAGCTAGATTTGTCGCAGTGTTAACGCCTGTGAAGTTGTCAATGAAGTAGTCGTAAATCGCCTCGGTAGCTGTTGCATAGGTCGTCATTATCTAACCCTCTTCTGCGCGTCCTTGACCGCTCTATCAATCATCATCTGCATTCGCTGTGTTGCCTTGTCTATCGCCTGCTCGACAAACTTCTGATTTTGCTTACTGTGCCCGTCATCGTTGAGTCGGGGCATATACACAAGGTTCGTGTAAATCACGTTTTTGACTTCCTTCTGCATTCTCTCTAGGTCGGCTTTTTCGAACTTGCCTAGCTCGCTCCTAATATGCAATTCAATCTCTGCCTCGCTATAGCGCTCCTGTGTCTGCCCCTTCTTCGCTCTCTTCTTCTCAGCAGGTAGGTAGTTGGTGCGCTTCGTCTGCATCTTGTCAGCTATCCATGACATTCTAGCTCGGCCCGTATCGCGTGGTGTACCCTCAACGATTTCGCGGTATATAAACATTGTTAATTCATTTATCGTGCCCTCGATACTCAAGCCAGAAACTTTCTTGTACTTATCAAGACCAGCTTTGAAAGCTTTCAAAGACTTCGCCATTCTCGCGTTAGCTTGATTGTACGCCATTACTCTACTGCCCTTTGCGAATAAAGAAAGTGTAGTAGGCTACAAGCTCGCCACTGTATTCAGGTTCAATCATCGTTATCTTGTAAATATCAGAGTCGATAGTTATTCTATCTTCCTGGCTTGGCGTGATGCTGTTTGTGTCGAGCGTTAGCGCGTCAATCATAACTCTCAAATCACCGCGCTGGATATTCGTGCCGTCGATCAAATTCGCCTCGATTTTCTGAATAAAGCCTATCACGCTTGTGTCGCTTGTCGATTCAGAACCGAACCCACTACCGGAAGTATATCCAGCAGAAGTAACTGCGGTATAAGTCAACGTCTTGCCGTATTTGCGAATCATTCGAAACGCACTATTTCGCATTCTTGAATCAAGCGCACCGGGCATGACTATTCCTCTTCAACCTCTTCGCCAAGCCCTAAATCAATAACAAGCGCCTCAAACTCCGCATCGTTCATATCATCGGGGCATTTGCATCCAGCATCCAAAAGCCTGTTTTTAACGCTCTCACTGTAAACCACGAGCGTCCCACCGTTTTCTGGAAAGCTTGCAACGATGTGACCGTTCCGAGCGCATTTATATTGCCCTGCTCCGTAAATCATCCAGCTGTTTCTATTCTTCATACTCAATACCTCTTGTTATAAATCAACCACGAACGACACGCATTCCGCTAGTTAACAATCTTCTCAGCCTACCTACAACCTTCGGGAACGTCTTTAAATTGCCAGCGCTGTCCATGTAAACGACTTCAAGACTACCCACCTTCTCACTTTTGGTGGATCGGTCATAGCTTGGCAATAGGTCGGTTTCATTGCTAATCAGCTCTACACAAGCCTCTATCTGCGCTTCCTTGACTTCTTGTGGCACGTTTGTTATCTGAAAATACGTGTAACTCTCATAGTAGTAAGCATCATGGCGAGGCCAGGATAGTCGCTGTGTCGTGGTCTGCCTATAACCTGTATTCCAGTTCTCGCTATATTTCTGCTCGATGTAATCACAAGCTAGAATAAGCTTTTCCTGCTTCTGTGCATCGGTTAGCGCATCCCAAGTCGCCCAAGTCGATCCAGTTCCATAGCGGTTTTCTATGTACTGGTCAGCTTCGGCAAGAGTCGCATAACTATTGCTCGTTTCTTCGCCTGCGTCTGAATTAAAAACTTGAGCCATGCGCCAACCTCTCTATGCTTAAATTACTCTACTGTCTCGCCGTTTTCGGTTTCAGTAGGCAATTCCTCAACCGCTTCCTTCTTCTTTCTTCCGCGCTTCTTTGGTGCTTCCGAATCCGCTAACGCTTCCCATCCACCCATTTTCAAAACGCCCTCGTTTTCTGGTTTCTTGTAGCCTAACTCTTCCATGCGCTTAATGATATAGTCATCCTCAACAACCAAAGCGCCCAAGTACATAGAGCCACCCGCGTGCTTTTCGAATTTCAATAACGCTCGATCCTTTTTAGCGTCCCAAATCATTCCATTTCCGTAAAATTTAATTCTAGCCATTTTTAGCTCTCCTTTTTTGCTCTTCTTCAACATTATACAGCAATTAAAAAAGGCGGGGCCGAAGAGCAGACCCCACCCACAACCATAGAGCTATCGCTAGCCTAGTCGGTCAAATTGTCCTCATGGGTCGCAGTCGCAACCGTATAACCCATGATTGAAGTGCTATTCAAAGTTACAGTCAAACTATCAGTATTCGCCCAACTTCCAGTATATACAAGCTTGATCGCACCCTTACCACCGATAAAATTAACGGGGCTGGTTACAGCTACTACACCGCTCGCGCTAGTGTAAGTTACTGTCGCACTAACGTCCGCGCTATACCAATAGTGAGGAACGCCGTTGCTATCATCCAAGTCCACGCGAATATAGCGAGTATATAGCCCATCGGCGCTGATACCTGCGTTAATCGTTGCGGTGCTTGAAGTAGCTGATCCAAGACTTGAATACTGCAAATCTCCTATCATGCCTTTTTCCACGCTGTTGAGGTGAGCCCGCAATGCAGGCTCAATCCCAATCATGTCAGAAGCGGGCTGATAGGCAGAGGTTTGAACGTCAATGATATGGCTAACCATCAGGCTAGCAATCGCGAAAATTAAAACTTTCCATACATTCATTTCTCTGCCTCCAGATTAGCTAGTTGCCAGGTTTGTGATAGTTCCGTGGAACTCTTCCGCGCTGTAGTCAATTCCCATTTGAGAATACAACTGCAAGTCCTCAGAAGCACCCGCTTTGCTCAATTCCTCTTCGAAAAGATAGCCTTTTCCAGGAACTGGACAAACCACAGGACGAATCTTCTCAACATCAGCAACAAGCAGAGTTGAAGCTGTGATATATGGAGTAAGTCGCACTTCAAGTTCTCCCAGGTCGGTCAGCACAGTATTAACTACTACGCCACCAACTCCATCACGTCTTTCTTGCAGTCCGTAAACCTCAGAAATAGCCTGCTTGATGATAGGAGAGCAGAAGATAATACAATTCCCATTCTCGATTTCAGCGCCAGAGTCAAACATACTTCTGAGCAACTGATCCATCAAAGACTTGCTAAAAGCCGCGCTTGATGCGTCCACAGTGTTAGTTGTACAAGCTGTAACAATACCGCGAGTTTGATAGCTAGTAGAAGTATTAGAGCCGAGCTGATACGTACCCTCAAGGAAGGTATATTCCATCTCAACTGCCATCTGCTTCAAGTTAGCCATAACTTGAAAATCACGCTCATTTCTAACTGGCTGACTACCATCAACATTTGCTAAACCAGAAACAAGACCAACATGACTTTGCTTCTGATAAGAAACGCTGATTTTCTTCTGGAAGATTTGACACACGTTGGTGTCTTGGCTTCTTACGAAAGTGGTAGGTGTCGGGGCGGTAAATGAATCAGTTTCTGAAATATCAGGCTGTGAAGCTGATTCCAAACTGTATTGTTGGTTCAACGGAAACTGAAAACTAGAAGATTGAACGAGATTAGCCCCGTCAATACCACCGATTGCGTTTAAAAAAGTTGTTCGGTTTTGACCGATTTTAAATAACTCACCAATATAATTAGGTGCGTTGAATTGCGAAGTCACAGAACTTACATTTGCCATTTTATTTTCTCCTTAAAAAATTTTATCAATGCGCGACAGTGACACCCTTCGCGTGTGCTTCACGCTTAATTCTCATCATGTCAACTGTCCTGTTTTCTTTTCTTGCTAACTCATACTCGCCGTGAAAGTCACGCTTGCCACTTGCGCGCGTCTTTGTCATCCCTGGCGAAACTCCAACGCCGGACGCTGGATTTCGAAAATCATTAGACCAAAGTTCATTTTCCTTGTACTGCTTCACTAAGTCCCGAACGGTAAAATAATCGGCTTGCCCTGTTTCTGGATCGTAAGACCCGCGTTTAGGCTCGCCTTTTTCGTCTCTCACGAAAGTTACTACGCTACCGTCCTCGGTCAACTCGATACCTACCTGAGATAGAATGTGCGGTGCTAACTTCTCAACTATCCCGCCTTCGGCATTGATAGCTGATACAACCTCGCTACGTAGGATTTTCTCCTTCAGCGCTGTCGTGCTTTCTTGTAGCATTCGCTCCTTCTCAGCAAGTTTCGGGCTGAAATCTCGCTCGACAACTTCCTTAACCATCTCATCGACTTTCTTCTGGAAGTCCTGTTGCGTAAATTCTCCCTTGTTGCGTGCTTCTTCAAGTTCTTTGTTCAACTTTTCAAGCGCTGAAGCTTTTTCTCTCGCGTCTCGCTCGTACTTGTCGCGTAACTCTCGCTCACTTCTGAGAGCTTTTTTAAGCCCTTCCCCGTCACCTTTCGGAGCAGGTATACCAGTCACGTCTAGGACGTAACCATCGTCAGACTGGCGATACATTCCGCGCAAGTTTTCTTCTACACTTTCCAAGTCGCTGATTTTGTACTCTAATGACATTCTTTGCTCTCCCTTTTGGCTTCACGCCATGAAAACTAGCTATCACAGCTAATCACATTTAAAAATAATTTAAGGCATCACGCCCAAAGCCTACGCATCACGCATAAACTTAAAACAAATTCAAGTTATATTTTATCACACTCTTGTTTTTGTACTGTTAAAGCTAACTACGCGTTCGCACAAGTCTATAAACTCCTGCACGCTCATTTCATGCCTTGCAAAGTTGATGCAGGTCGTAACTATCTGCACATTGTCAACTGTGTACCCGCCTGAATTATCAAGGCGGTCTATGCTCATATTGTACGGGCTTGGTTTGTCTGTGAATTGATAAGTTAGCTCGTAGCCAGTAAGCGCGCACCGACCGCCCTGCTGTTCTAAAATGTTCATCACATCATCAATTGACAGATTGAAGTATATCTCTTTTTTTCTTGCTCTGTATTTTATAGATTTTAATATGTTAGTAAGGAAAGCAAGTTTTGTGCAGATTGATCGCGTTCTTTCTTTGTACTGCTCATTTCGCCTTTTTTTCAAGCAAGCATGACAAACCGCATCACGGCGTTTTTTGTAGAATTTTGAGGGTCGATCCTCACCGCAGTTTTTGCAGACTCTAGTCTTCTTCTTCAAACTGAAATTTCTCCTGGTTCCAAAGGTAAAAGCTAAGCCCTAGCCAATTGAAAAGAAAAACTTCGCTGAACCATGGATCGCGCTCCCAATCTTCAATCTCTTGTTCTGTCATGTAAATGTGTGGCTCATCGGCGAAAAATGGGACGTAAGCAAAACCGATAAAAGGTAGGTAAAACCCAAAAACTTCTCTTCCAAAAATTGTCATTTACTCAACCTTTTTTTAATCTGCGCGATTGTCAACGGCTCAAAATCTGAGTCCACCATATCGCGAAAGTTTATTTTCCCCTCGCTCCAAAGTTTGTATCGTGTCGGCCCTAAATACTCCTGAATGAATCCGCGAGTCGCGTCACCGTCTACCATCTTGCGAGCCCATAAATCAGAAAGCGATTGATTGCCTTTCAAGTTGTCGCGGTCAAGCGTTATTTTCCCTGCCTCTTTCACCTGGAACTTCGTGCTTGTTTCGCGTGGCTCGCCTCGGTGCTGTACTTTCTTTTTGTTATGCAATGCGAATATTCTGTCCTCTTCGTCGCTAATGTCTGAAAGCTTGGTGCGCGGTAAAATCATCGAGCGACAATTGACATGCCGAGGAACAGCAGGCGACCTACCCACCAACTTTTCAAAAGCTTCGCGAGTAGGTAATATTTTCCCGTTGAGCGAAGCGCACCCAAAAGTCGTACGACCGTCGAGTATACTTGACCACTCATAACCAGTGACAACGCTTTCAAACTGGCTTTCCGCTTCAACCCTTGCGCGGTTCATTGCGTCCGCCGTTGTTGTGCGTACAATAGAGCGTGAAGCGCGTCTTGTCCTGTCGCTTGCTCGCCTCACGTTTCTAGCTATTTCCTCGTTACCTATACCGCGCAAAAGACCGTCCGCAATCTCAGCACGTACACGTTTTAAAGTCTGCGCCTTCTGGAGTGCTATTTCATCCTTAACAAGGAGCCCACCTGCTAATGGTCTATTGAAGTCGATGACGCGCATAATTGCCGATTCTGGAATATCTGTAAAAGCTAAAAAGGACGCGCCTGATTGAGCTACGCCCAACTCTTTAGAGTGAGATAGAAGAACTGAGGCGGTGCTGTCGTGTACTACCTCCGAGACTTCTTTCACTTCCTCTTTCAATGCGTCCGGGAAATTTGCAAACGGCTCTTTGTAGTATTCATTGACTCGCGCTAGAAGTAATCGAAGTCGCTGACGTGGCTTTTCGCCTTGCGTGCGCTGTAGGTCGGCAATGATGCGAGCCTCGGATAACTCTAGCAATTCCTCAAGCTCTTTCAGGCTGGCGTTCGTGTAGCGCCTCAAAAGTAACACAGCCATGATGGCCTCATCAAGAATACTTTCAGCCATTCGTATCTTCTAAACTTTCCATCAAATCGTCTTGCTCAATCAAAGCCTTCTCTCTCTCGACTTCCAAATCTTTAACAACTTCGTTTCGATCCATCCAACGATACAAAGTCTGTCTACTGATAGCACCTGATACCCAATATTGAAGCATTGCTTGCAATTCCTGAGGCGTTGCAACGCTGGAGTAGAAATCACGATTCAATGTGACTTTTCCCTGAGTCTGAACACCAGTGAAAACCGAGGACATACGAACCGCTTTGTTAATCGCTGTCTCAACTTCTTCGACCATCCTTGCAATAGAGCCCGAATCAGAGTTTGTATCTATCATTGCTTCGGTTGCGGTCTTTTGCGTGCCACTGCGCTTTTTTAGCATTGCAAGCGCCATTTCAAGCATACGCTCAACAGTGTCATCAATAACTTCGCGTGTTAGCTGTAGACTCGTTCCCTTCCATTCCAAATATTTCACATCAGCCCCAGAGGGTAGCGCTTCTGCGTGACCTATTGAAATTTCAATTGTACCCATCTCTTCGGCTTGCTCTTTGCTTAGCCCGGTATAAACTCGACTAGGAAGGTTAGAAAGTGACAAGCTATTTTTAAAGTCGCTATCAATCTGAAACATTTCAATATTGAGATAAGCCAAGTCAATCATGGGTGGCTTTGAATACAATTCCCCACCGCTCAGGCGCTTTCCGAAGAAAAGAATAACAGGCACAAAGTCTATAATCGAGCCTTGCGAATTTACTATCTCGCCCTCGTCTAAAAGCTTCGTTTCGCCACCGCTAACAACTTCGGTTATCTTGTAATAACCTGGAAAAAGTTCGACGTACTTTCTGACCTCTTGGCTTGAATCCGCACCCGTAGACATGCGCTTCTTAAAAACCATCTTGATATATGAAAGCCTGCTAGCGCTGTCCTCGGAAAATTTCCAGTCGATAATGCTTGAAGCTGAAATCAAATGAAAAACAGGTTGGCGTGATGCTATCTCTCCTTTTGGGAAATCAACCCATATCGCGCCGTGACCATCGAAGCACTTTTTGATAGATTGAGCGATGAAGTTAGTCAGCCCCGATCCTTCGCCGTCCATGTTCTCAAAAAACGCCTCTTCTAAACCAGTGAAGTTTTCAATCTGCGCCTCTTTGCGTGTTGCGATACCGATAAAGCTGTCCTCTGCCCTCTCGTAGATGTTATAGAGAAAAGAGCGTGCAACGCGCCTTTGATAGCCTATCTGCCCCTCTTTCTCAAATCTAGGCAGGTATATATCATGCTTATCGCGAAGCCTTCTTGTCCCTTGGCGCAAATCCTCAATCATTTCGATTTCTTTTATCATATCTTGGAAATCGGGATGCGTCTTTTGCATCATATCGGGAGACGCAAGAGAACGCGCACCCATCGAACCAATGTCACCACTTCTTTCAATTAAATGTCCGTCATTAGTGACGGCTCCGCGTCCTGCATTATTCATAAAACAACCTACCTATGAGAATATCCTATATTCTAACAAATTTAATTTCTTGCCCACTTGAACTGAGTATGAACGCTACCCTTAACCGGATACTGAACAGCGCTATAGTATCCGATGGCTGTCCCGATATGTTGCCAACGCGCGTCCTCTTCTTGGTACGTGCTACCCTCTTTTAACTTCGTCATAGCTAAAGACTTGTCTGCCATCGGCGCTGTCTCAGGATTGACAAAAAGCCTTCTAACGCCTTCGGCATCGCATAGCCTGGCGCGTAAGCTGTTCTGTCTGTCTTTGATTGCCCCGTTGGTCGTCGGCACGCGGTTCGTAACCCTAAAGCCTGCATCGCGTAGCATTTTCTCTATCAATTCAAAATCAGAAGTGTGTCCATGTTTCGCGCCTACATTACCGCGAACGTCACCGCACAACTCAACCATTCCGCGATAGCCTTTATATCGCTCGATAAACTCAAGAGCTGAGTTTTTAGCGACCGCACTATCTAGCACAATCTCATCAATGATGTAATCCTTGTATCCACCGCCGTCCTTTTGTTTGTAGCGCTGAATTATCGCGCTCGAAAGCGGCGTGAAGTTCTGGTCGTGCGTCCATATTAAGTTTGAGCAATTTTCGTTATATCGTCGCGTTGTGTGGTTTCCGGTCGGCGTTGGATCGTAGTCTGGATAGACAAATGAGCCAGGGAAAATAGAGCCGATGCGATTGAGAATAAAGACGTTTACCCATTCCATAGATTTTTTTGAAAGCTGTCGAAAGTAGTAGTCATAGCCACCGTCTAAGTTCTCGATGTTTTCTGCATCAGGGTTCGGCTTGTAGCTTTTGTCTACCTGCCTGATTAGCGCGGGCGGTTGAATGAAA